AATAGAATTTAAAGAAAACGGAACAGTAATTGCAAGAGTAAACGATGGAGTAAACTATGTAACAGGAAGTAGTCAAACAGTAACAAATATAGATAGAACAGCGCCAACAAGTGCAACATTTACGTATACAAAAACAAGTAAGAGTATAACAGTAACAGCAAGTGGAACAGATAGTGAATCAGGAATATATGGATATCAATTTAGTAAAGATAATGGAGCAACATGGACAAGTGTTCAAACAGGAAAAACATATACATTTGATAAATTAACAACAGGAACATATACAATAAAAGTAAAAGTAATAAATAATACATACAATAATGAAGGAATAAATAGTTTAAACTCAAAAGACAGTATATCAGAAGCAGTACCAACAATAGAAATAACAAAACCAATATATGCGATAGATAAAACAGGATGGTCACAAAGTAAAGTAGTAACAATCACATATCCAGCAGGATATACAAATGAGTATAGTTTAGATAGTGGATTAAATTTTGTTCAATATGAAAAAGGAATAGAATTTACAAGTGAAGGAACAGTAATCGCAAGAGTAAATGACGGAACAAACTATGTATCAGGAAGTAGTCAAAGTATAACACAAATAGATAGAACAAAACCAACAAAGAGTAGTTTAACATATGAAATGACAACAAAGAGTATAACAGTAACAGCAAGTGGAACAGATAGTGAATCAGGAATATATGGATATCAATTTAGTAAAGATGATGGAGCAACATGGACAAGTATCCAAACAGGAAAAACATATACGTTTAATAATGTAAAAACAGGAAGTTATAAATTAAAAGTAAGAACAGTAAATGGAACATATCAAAATGAAGGAATAAATAGTTTAAACTACTTAGATAGTAGTACATATAATGTATCAACAACAGCACTATGTTCTCCGACATATACAATAACACCATCATCAGGATGGGCACAAAGTAAGAAAGTAAAAATAACAAATCCAAGTGGATGTCCAACCGGAACATTAGAATATAGTACAGATGGTGGAACAACATTTAAAACATATAGTAGTGAAGTAACATTTACAGCAAATGGAACAATAATAGGAAGAATAACAGATGGAGTAAACTATGTAACAGGAAGTAGTCAAACAATAACAAGTATAGATACAACAGCACCAACAAGTAGTACATTCTCTTATACAAGAACAAGTAAGAGTATAACAGTAGTAGCAAGTGGAACAGATAATGAGTCAGGAATCTATGGATATCAATTTAGTAAAGATGGAGGAACAACATGGACAAGTATCCAAACATCAAATAGTTATACATTTAATAGTTTAACAAGTGGAACATATAAAATAAAAACAAGAGTAATAAATAAAACATACACAAATAATGGATTAAATAGTAAGAGTTACTTGGATAGTAGTTCACAGGATGTATCTCCAATAGTAATGACTGCACCTACATATTCAATTACTAATAGTACAACATCAAATTCTAAGATAGTAACCATAACATATCCAAGTGGATATAATTATGAATATAGTTTAGATGGTGGAAAAACATGGAAGACTTCAACATCAACTACTAAAAAAATAGAATTCCAAACAAATGGAACAGTAATAGCAAGAGTAAATGATGGAGTAAACTATGTTACTGGAAGTACTTATACAGTAAGTGGAATAGATAATACACCAATTGGAACAATACTAATTTATTCTGGTAAAACAATACCATCAGGATACTTAGAATGTAATGGTCAAGCAGTCTCAAGAACAACATATAGTAAATTATATTCAGTAATTGGAACAACATATGGAAGTGGAGATGGAAGTACAACATTTAATTTACCTAATTTATCAGGTAGAGTAGCAGTTGGAAAAGGAACTGGAACAGATACAAATTCAACATCTAAAACATTCACTCAAGGATTAAAAGGTGGAGAATATTCTCATGCATTATCTGTAGCAGAATTACCAAGTCATACACATACTTATACAGGAAGTGCAAATACAGTAGGAAATAATAGTGCAAGTATGACAGCATCTTTTGCAGGAAATACAGTAACAGTATCAACGGATCCAGGACATACACATAGTGTAACAAATCGTTTAGGTGGAGGAGATTTTACAGTAGCAAGTGGTACAGGTTCAGGAATTTCTGGAATTCCAATGAATAAACCAGGCTGGGCATATGATTCAATTAAATTTTCATCAGCACATTGGTTTATGGGAATTTATTATTTTGATTGGGCTGGAGACCATAGACATTATTTCTATTTTTCAGGTTCCGTTTCTATAAATTATTCGCATAATCATGGTATACCTACATTAACTGGATCAAATTCAAGTACTGGAAGTGGAAGCAAGCATAATAATATTCAACCATATGTTACAGTACCATATATTATAAAATATTAAGGAGGTCAAATTATGAAGAAAAGAAAATTAATTTTATATTTATTAGTACCTATATTTGGCTTCCTTTTAGGTACTAACTTGATAAGTAAAGTTCCTAATGTAAAAGGAGCCAGTGCTAATACACTTACTAATGCAATAATAGGTAGTATTCAAATATATAGTGGTACTTCAGTACCAACAGGATATTTAGAGTGTAATGGTCAAGCAGTATCAAGAACAACGTATAGTAAGTTATATGCAATAATAGGAACAAAGTATGGAAGTGGAGATGGAAGTACAACATTTAATTTACCTAATTTATCAGGAAGAGTAGCAATGGGATCTAGTAGTTCATATACAATTGGTAGTAAAGGTGGAGAATACACTCATGCTTTAACAGAAACAGAAATGCCAAGTCATACTCATACATTTACAGGTAATCAAACAACTACAGGTTCAACAGCTAATTTAAGTGGTAGTGCAAGTTTTAGTGGAAGTTCTACACCATCATCAGCAGATGGAAGTCATTCTCATAACATTGTATCAAATACAGGTAATACAGATTTTATAGTAGGAAATTCAGTCGGACAATCTAATAAAGCGATTATTCCATTAGGTGCATCTGCTTGGGGAAGTCACGGATCTGCTCATTGGTTTACAGGTGTTTATTCTGCTGCGGCAGGAGGAGCTCATGCTCATACAGTAACACCTTCAGGTACTATATCTGTTAGTGATACTCATACTCATGATGGTGGTACAACATCTGGTACTAACTCAAATACAGGAAGTGGAAGTAAACATAATAATATTCAACCATATAATACTGTTATGTACGTTATAAAATATTAGGAGGTATTATGAAAAAAAGAAATAAATTATTAATTTTTGGATTATACTTAATAAGTATTAGTTTAGGAATTGGATATCAACTGAAGAAAAATATAGATTCCGTATCTGCAGAAGAATCTGTTGAAGTATATCAAGGAACTATTTCATCTCCTATAGTAGGTTCTATTCATGCTTATAGTAGTGAAACAATACCAACAGGATATTTAAAATGTAACGGACAAGCAGTCTCAAGAACAACATATAGTGCATTATATGCAGTAATAGGAACAACATATGGAAGTGGAGATGGAAGTACAACATTCAATCTTCCAAATTTAAGTGGAAAAGTAGCAGTAGGAACTGGTACTGGAACAGATTCAAATAATACATCAAAAAGTTTTACAATTGCTTCAACAGGAGGAGCAACAACACATACAGTAACAACAAGTGAAATGGCTTCCCATACACATTCTATTAGTTTAGGAAATAGTAAATCAACAACTGGAAATAATTCAGCAGGACAATCAGCAACATGGTATCCTGGAACAGATCATACATCTTGGAGTGGAAGTCATACGCATAATTTCACTAGCATTACCGGAACAGATTTTACAGTAGCAAGTGGAACTGGATCTGGATCATCTGGTATATATATGGGTATTTCTGGATCACAGGGTAAACAAAATGGAACTATTACAAATGCACATTGGTTCTCACATACTGGAAATGGTAATGGTGTTTATGGTAGTTCAACTGTTGCAAGTCATTCTCACACAGTAACTCCATCAGGATCAGTAAGTGTTGGAAATACTAGTCATACTCATACAATTAAACCAAATGGATCTAATGCTAATAAAGGTGGAAGTGGAGCTCATAATAATGTTCAACCTTATACAGTTGTTAATTATATAATTAAATATTAAAGGAGTGATAATATGAAAAAGAAAATAATAATAAGTTTAGTAATGTTATTAAGTGTAGGAATAATAACAGGATGTGGATGTAATAAAAAAGAAGAACCAAAAGAAGAAAAGAAAACATATAACACAAATGAAGGT